TCAGGCCGCGGCGCGTTTGGCTGCGCGGCGGGTCGGCGCCTTCCGCAGCGGCGGAAGGAGCAGGTCGGCGGGGACGCGGAAACGGGCACGCAGGCGCTGCACCATGGCCATGCTCAAGCCCTTTTTGCCGCGCAGGACTTCGCTCACGCGGCTCGGCGTGCCGAGGAGCGGCACCAGGTCAGCGCGCTTGAGGCCATGCTGGTCCATGAGATGGCGAATCAGGTCGGGGATGCTCGGCGGCCGGCGCGGCCACTTGCTTTCTTCGTAGGCTTCGATCAGTCGCGCCTGCGCCTCAAGGCGAGCGAGATCCGCGGGGTCATTCGAATCCCAGAGATCCTCGACGAGACGGCGGGCGCGCTTAAGCTCCGCATCGCTATCGATCACGATCAGGGTTGCTTCCATTACACAGTCTCCGCATCGACCTCGTCGTACTCGGCATGCGTGCCGAAAAACCGGATCGCAATGACACCGACCTGATACTGCACGCGGGCAATCAGCCGGTAGTCGTTGCCCTTGATGTTGAACACGACCCGGCTGCCCTTGAGAATGCTCGCTTTCGGGTACGACGCCTTGACATCCTCCGGGGTCCGCCATTGCGCGCGGCCAACAATGTGAAGCCAGGCCTCATATTGCGACCGCGCGGCCTTGATTCCTTTATGGCCGGCACGGTGGGCAAGACAGTTTTCGACGACCTCCGTGCCGATCACGATCATTGAGCAACCATGGCACGAAATTCCAAAAATTGGAAGAGATCATATTCCCCGCGTCCCCATGCGGACAGCCCGCGCGAGGTCGGCCGCGATCTGCGTGCGGCTCGCCTGGAAAGCCGCCGGGTTCGGCGTCTGGATCACCACGTTGATGACCGGTTGGGACATCGAGGCGCGCTCGGCGTAGCGGCGCGTCTCTTCCCGCGACAGCACGCGCTCACCACGCTGCAGGATGGCCGGTACCTCGTCGGGCGAAAGGAATGCACCATCGTGAAAGCGGGGCGCTATCCGGAACAGGTCGCGAGGAACGAGACGGGTAGGCGCTGCGTCCCCGGCGATGGCCCCGGCATGATAGATCGGCGAACCGAAGAGGCGCGCTGCCGATGCAGCCGGGCCGAGTCCTGCCCCGGCGCCGCCAAAGACCCCGCCGAATAAGTTGCCCAACAGCCCGCCGACATTGTTGAGCGTGCCGAGGTTGGTCCCGAACAGGAAGTTCTTGAGCGGATTGAGGACGGCGAGCTTGAGAATCTCCTTCTCGATGTCGGCGATGGCGGCGCGGCCGGCGTCGGCCCAGGACTTCCAGTCGAACTTGCCCTCGGCAATGAGATTGGCGAAGTGGTTGAAGGTCGTATCGGTAATGCCTTGGAGCGCCTGCATCGCGGACTGCGATTGGGCGAGCGACTGGTTCAGCCGCTCGATTGCCGCCGCATTGGCGATGATGGCCTGGCCCTCGGCGCTGGCGAGGTCGATGCCCTTCTGGCGGAGCTGCTGCTCGGCCTGCAATTGCGCAATAACGATGGCGCGCTGCGACTCGCCTTGGGCGACCAGCTCGATCTGCTTCCGCAGGACCTCGATCTGGTTGCTCTGGCCCTCCAGCGTCTGCAGCGCCGCGGCACGCGCCTGTTCGCCGTGCAGACGCGCATAGGCACCGCGCAACTGATCGATGATGCGGGCAAGCGTGGTCCTGGCCTCGCCCTCGGCCAGCGACTGCGCGATGATGAGCGGGCGAAGCGCCTGCTCGACCTGCATCTGGCGCTGCGCCTGCTCGACCGAGAGACGGCCGGCAAAGACCGCGTCATTGAGCCGCCGCTGCGCATCGGCCTCGGCGCCGAGGTCGTTGACCGATTTCGCCGACTGCGCGGCTTGTTCGGCGATCTGCTCGCGCAAAAGATCGCGCGCCCGGCTCTCGACGTCGACGCCGTTCTGGATCGCCTCGGTCAGCGCCCGGCGGCGGACTTCGGCGACTTGCGCGGCGGCGGCGCCCTTGAACCACGCGTCGGCGACACCGATGGTGGCCTTGGTGTTGACGTCGAGGACACGTGCCTGGTCGATCAGCGCCTGGGTCGCCTCGGCGCGCGCCCGGGTACCGGCCCGCGTAACCTCGGCCTCGGCCAGCGCAACCGGGATTGCCTGTCCGGCGAGCTCGATCCGCCGGCGCTCCTCGACAATCGCGGCCTTCTGGGCGGGGGTCTTCGCCGCAAGCGCCTGGATTTCCAGCTCGTCGAGGCGGCGGGCCTTCTCGGCCGGATCGAGCCAGGTCCGCACCGCGCGGGCGACCGCGTCATAAGCGGTTTCGACCTGCTTGAGGTCGGCGACCTTCTTAGCGATGAGCGGATCGTCGAGCGCGGCCCGCAACTGCGCCTGCCGCGCTTTCAGCGTCTGCAGCTCTTCGAACCCGGGGGTCAGTTCGCGCGCGAGATTGCCGGCACGCACCGACTGCTCGTTCGCCTTGGCTTCCTTGGCCCGTATCGCGATGGCATCGAGCCTGGCCTCGATGCGGGCGATCTCGGTCTCGACCTCGGCAAGCAGCCGGGTATTAAAGCCGCGCGCCTGGCGGGCAAGACGCGTCGGAGGACTCTCGATCAGCGCCTGCAGGCGCTGGCGCTCCTCCCGCAGATGCTTCAGCCGTTCGTCGAGCGGCGCGCCGTCGATGACCCGCGACACCGCCCGGCCGAGCGCGTCATAGGCGTTCGACGCCATGCGGGCGACGAAGTCCCAGGCGCGCCCGAGCGCCGTGGTCGCTTCGGCGGCATCGATGACGCTTGCCTTGAGCGCATCGAGCAGGACCCGCTGCGCGCCGGTGCGGTCGTTCTGGTCGGCGAGCGCGCGGATATAAGCCTTAGTCCGGTCGTCGAGGAAGTTGAGCTTCTGGTTGAGGTCGTCGGCGCCCTTGACCGGATCGGTGAAGGCGTCCGCAAGCTCCTTGGTCGCGGCCTTGACGTCGGTGCCGGTGGTCGCCGCGTAGTTCTTGGCGACCTTGATCAGCCCCTCGAAATGCTCGGTGCTGATCCTGCCAGTTTGCAGGAACGCGACCTGCATCTCGCGCGCGACCGCGACCGAAACCCCGCCTGCCGCGGCCGTGCTCCGCGCGATCCGGTCGAGCTGGTCGGCGGTCGTGCCGGCGGTGCGGCCGAGCCCCGCTGCAGCGACCTGGAGCTCAATCTGCGCTCGCGACCAGCGGTCGTAGGCGAAGACGGCGGCTCCGCCGACGGCAATGACGGCGCCGGTTGCGGCGGCGGCCGGCGTGATCACCGAGGCAAGCACGCGTCCGACGCCGCCGACGATGCCAGTGAGCCCGCCGGAATCGGCGCCGAACGCCTTGCCGAGCTTGAGCGCCTGGACGGTCAGCTTGGCGAGCGGCACCTCGCCCGTGGTGGCCGCGCTGGAGGCTAGCCGGAACGTCGATATCAGCGCCCTGATCTGGCCGCCGGTCAGGTTCGACTTCTGTCCGAGCTCTCCGATCGCACTCGCCGCGAGATCAAAGCGGTCCTTGGCGAGCGCGACCGCGTCGCCATGCTCCTTCTGGGTGATGGCGCCGGCCTCGAAAAGCGAATCCGCCTCCGCGACCTCGGCATTCATCCGACGCTGGGCTTCGCCCAGCGGATCGATCTGAGCGCGCAGCGCCGCGGTCCGCGCCGCGAGGTCCTCGGCTGCCCGGGCCGTATCCTCGAACACGCGAGCGGACTCGCGCGCGGATCCCGCGGCAGGGCGGTCGACGCCCAGCGCTGCATTGAAGTTGCGCTGCGCGGCTTCCGCCGCCTGCGCCTGCTTCGCCGCCTGGGCGAGCCGTTGCAGCCGCTGCGTCTCGCGGTCGGTCGCGGCGCCGGCCGCGTCCATCGCGGTGCCGACGCCGCGGAACGAATCCTGCCCCGCCTTGCCGACCTCGTCGAAGGCACGCTTGACCTGCGCCTGGCCCTCGACGCCGAGTCGAATCGAGACGTTGGTTGTCGCCATTGTTGGCTGCCGCTCACATTTGGGTGGCGCTTATTCAGCCGCTATCGCGTGCATAGGCGCGCACGATGATCGGCTCGATCTCGGGCAGGAGGTCGACGAGGAGCGTGTTGAGCGCGCCCATGGCGTCGGCGAGCAGCAACAACGCGCCGAAATCGAGCGCGTAGACGCCTCCTATTCCCGCACGAACCTGTCCAGCAGAGCGCTTGAGCACACCCCAGGCGGCGATGCCGTCCGCGCTCTGCGGCGCGTGTTCGAGATAGGGGCAGGCGGCGCAGGTGTCAGGGCACGCCGCGCAATAGCCCTCGCCCCCGCCAAAGTGCCATTCGGCGAGAGCGATCAGACGTTTTTTTCCGCATCCTGAAGGAGCGCCGGCCCGACATAGAGCCGATCGATCGCATCGAACACTGGCCACAGTTCGAGCGCGGCATCGATCGTATCTTTGCTGGGCTCGACCGGGTTGCCGTCCTTGTCTCCGATGCCGTCCCATGCGGCGATACCGGAATGGGCGAGCGAGCGGGTGAAGGTAACGCCGGCTTTGATCGCCGCATCGTCCCCGCCCGCGCGTAGAATGTCGGCCGCCGCCGTGCGCGCGAGCAGGATCGCGGCGACCGTGATCGGTCGGAACTGCACGCGGACGCCGGGCACCATGTCGAGCCAGAACGGCTCGCGATCGAACGCAAGCTTCAGCATGAGAGCCTCTTGGCTGGGGATCAGGCGGTCGAATTGAAAAAACGGCATAAATTGCCGTTTTTCTTGAAATTCGGCGTTGGATGCCGTATGTTTCGAACGTGAGGTGCCGCCGATGCCGACGGTCAAGAATTTTGGGTCCTACAGAATCATGTTGTTTGCCGAAGACCATAATCCACCGCATGTGCATGTGATCGGCCCCGACTTCCAGGCCAAGGTCCGCATCCGCGACGCAGCCGTCTTTGTCGGGACGATCCCGCCTCGCCATCGTCGCGAAGCGCTGGCTTGGATTGCGGCCAACTGCGAGTTGCTGATGGCGAAGTGGAATGAACTTAAGTGAGGAGCCAGCAATGGACACATTGCCGCGCGTCAAGGCAGTCAATGCTGCTCGTGCGCCATGGACAGTCAATGTCACCTGGGCGGACGGCACCAAAGATCGGGTCGATTTGACCGGCCTGATCCACCGTTCTAGGCATTTCCGCGTGTTCCTCGACAACCCGGCGGCGTTTCGCAAGGTTCATCTTTCGGCCTTCGGCGGTGGGATCGAATGGCAGAATGGCCTCGACTATGGTGCGGATACACTGAAGATGATGGCCGATGAGCAGCGCCCGGTCAGCGGGCGTGATCTGGTCGCATTCGAGTCGGAGTTGAAGCTCAGCACCGCGGAAACGGCCGCCTTGCTGGGGCTAGCCGAGCGGACCGTGCGGGCCTATCGCACGGCGAAGCGGCTTCCGCAGTCCGTCGCCATCGCTATCCGCACCATTCGGGCGAGCAATACGGTGCTCGCGGCACATTATCGGCCGGTTGGCCATCCCGCGCGCGGTCGTCCGAAGAAGCAGGCGACAAAGACGGCGGCCTGATCAGTACGCCGACACGTCATTGACCAAGGCGGCGGTCAACGTCTTCTGCAGCGCCGGGTCTTTCGCCGCCTGGAAGGCGAACGCCGCCTGGATGCCGCCCGGCCCCTGGATCGGAGTCTTGGGCTTGGGCAGGAAGGCGCTGTGGATGGTGAAGAGCAGCGACCTGTCGGTATCGATCTGCCAGCCGAACGAGAGCTCGCAGGGGTCGCCCGAGGTCGCCTGATCGAGCAGCACGGTGTCGGCAAAGCGCACATTGACGCTGCCGGTGACCGCAACCATCGCAGGATCGGCGTCCTCGATGCGGCCGTCGGGCCGCAGCACCTCGACCTTGTCGAGGTTGTTGGAGTAGTTGAGCTCGGCCGAGACGATGTGGCCGAGCGCCGTGCCGTTGCGCTTGATCTCGCCCATGAACTGCGAGAAGCGCTCGATCACCGTTTCGCTCGGACTGCCGGCCGAGGACGAGGTCGTCCTCGTCTCGCCCTGCGCCACGAGGCTCATGGTGGCGTTGAGCAGCCCCGAGCGCTGCAGCTGGATTTTCATGGAATGGGCGCGCACGCCGACATTCATGCCGTAGCTCGGGACTTCCGGCATGCCGATCTCGATCGCCATCGAGGGCAGCGCCAGCGCGCCCGACACGAAGGTGTGGGTGTAGACGCCGGTGTCCTCGACCGAAGTCGGCGTGCCCATCAAGAGCTTCAGCCAATAGCCGAAGTTGCGGAGATCCACCGGGACGACAACGTCACCTTCGTTGGTCACCACATCGCGGGCCGGCGGCAGCGGCTCGCGGCCGTAGCCGAGCAGATCGCTCGCGATCAGGTTCTGCTCCTCGCCGAGCTCTGAGGAGACGAAGGGCAATTTGCGATAGCCGCTTGCAGGCACGACGCCGTAACTCGACTCGAACGCCGCTGCCATGGAGGCGTTGGCCCCTCGGGCTCTGGGCATCTCTCTCTCCTATTGCTGGGCGTCTGAGCGAGCGCGCGCGTCAAGCAGCACGCGCGAATTCGCCGAAGAATTTTTCGGCTGCCGTCATGTAGGCGGCGTGGGCTTCCTCGCGCGTTTGAAAATAGCCAAGATGAAGGACGCGACCATCGGCCTTTATTTCTGCGCGCCATTTACCCCGCGCCGTGATCCATGAAACGCCCTTGAACCCGGATTTGTTGTCGCATCGACGGCGGGTATTTTGGTTGTTCTGCGATCTGGTCGCTGGGCGGAGATTGGCGATGCGGTTGTCACTCGGATTACCATTGATATGGTCGAGTTCGTCAGGCGGTTGACTGCCAAAAACCCATGCCCACGCAAGTCGATGCTCCAAGTACCGGCGGCCGTCCACCCTAATCCCACGATAGCCCAGCGGGTCTACTGTTCCCGCGCGATCGCCAATCTGCACACCTCTGCGCGGCTTCACCCTCCACTGGAAGACACCTGTGGCGGGATCAAAGTCCAGCAGCGCACGCACCCGGGCGATCGGGATTACCGCGCGTCCCATATATATTGTCCTTGAGAGATTCAGTTCAGCGGGTCGGGCGTGCCGTAGACCGCGATGATCGTGACATCGGCCCAGCGGCCAGGGAGCGCGCCGGCGGTCTCGACATCGGCCGTCGCCGGCGCTTCCGCCTCCAGGAAATCGCACAGTCCCCAGAGCGTGCGGTTGGCTGCGACCTCCAGTCCAATCCGGCCGAGGATCGCATCGAGGGCCTGTTCGCGCGGGTCGCTCGCCTGGTGGACGGCAACCTCGATCGGGATGCGGTGGCTGAAGACGTAGGTCGGGGGCGAGAGCGTGACCTCGGGTTCGCCGGGATCGCCATCGCGAATGATGACGAGGCCGCCCGGGGGAATGCGTTCGGGCTTCGCCAGGTTGCGCTCGACCTTTGCCTCCGGCATGGCGGCCGTGATCAGGGCGACGACCGCATCGAGCACCTGCTCGCGCTTGCTGCTCACGGCGCGGTCACCACTAGGATGGCTGCGATGAAGGCGAACGACAGCAGAGTCATAAGGATTGCGAACCGTCCGTGATGCACGCTCATCTCCAATGGTTCGCGATCAGGCCCGGAACGCGTTCGCCCCAGCGCCGCGCGACGGACTCGATGTTGAGGCGTTTGCTCAGGCTGACCTGCGGGACTAGGATGAAGATGACCACCGTCGATCGGCCCGTGAGGCGCGTGTACGGTCCGCCACCACGGCGGCGGCCGATGTTTGGTTTCGCGAGACCCTTCTTGCTCAGTCTTGCATTGTCCGCGACGAGGAAAGATGGTCCTGGCCTCCGAAACACAAACCGCAACCGCATGCCGGTGCGTCGTTCCCAGCCGCCCGGCGTGATCCGCTGCATGGCGCCGTTGGCGCTGAGCCCCTTCACGCCCGCGGCCGGCGTCGGGATGGCAAGCCAGAACCCAGATTTCGAACGAATGGTTACGCCGCGATCAAACGCGTCGACCAGGTTCGGCGCCTTAGACCAGACGAACGCCGCGGCATCGATGCTGACATCGCTCTGCGGATAGGTCTTGCCACGCCAAGTGTTGGCAAGCCGTTGGCCAAGACCGGCGCCGACCACGTCGGCGCGCAGATCGGCTTTGAGGCCGTCGGTCACCTCGCGCATGGCGCTGGTGACGGACCGAGCCATCTGCGCCTCGGTGCCGGCGAGCCCCTTGGCGATATCGTCGATCTTCAGCGTGAAGCGCATGGGCTCACGGCCTCAGTGCGGCTTCGCAGGTCCAGACCAGGCGCAAGCTGTCGGCGACCGGTGTTGCGATGATTTCAAACAGGTCACCGTCGATCTCGACCGTGTCGCCGGTGGCCGGATCCGGCACTTCCGACCGGCGTACGTCGATCAGCACCGCCGGCAAAACGGCGCGGCTGTCGCCGAAGCCGACCACCTGGTCCGGCCGTTTGCGAATGACCCTGACCGCGGCGCCGTCCCCGGCTCCCCCGGCGCGCCAAAGGGCGTCCCTGCCGAGATTGGGATCGGAAAACAGGGCCTCGAGGGCCATTTCGGTAGGAGTCATGGAGCTTTAACCCCAAATAGGTACGGAACCCGTCCAGTCGATTTCTCTTTCATTAGGAATTATATTGCTATATTCTTGCTACAGAAATAGAGGCTCATCATGCCGCCAACCAAATCCCGTCCGGTCTCCGCACCCGACAAGGTGGCCGTCCTCACCAAGGCGACGCTGCGAGCCGCGACCCAGCTGGGCCTGACCAACAAGGCGCTCGCGACCATCATCGGCGTATCGGAGGCAACCGTCTCGCGCATGCGCAGCGGCGACTACACGCTCCAGCCCGGACAGAAGTCGTTCGAACTCGCGGTCCTGTTCGTACGTCTTTACCGTTCGCTCGACGCCATCGTCGGCGGTGACGATGCGGTTGCTGGCTCCTGGCTCAAGAACCGGAACACCGCGCTCGATGCCGAGCCGCTCACGCTGATCCAGACCGTGCCCGGGCTGATGAATGTCATCCAGTACCTCGACGCCCGCCGCGCTGTCGTCTGACGCCCGCGCGCTCGCCGGCACCTGCTGGCGGCTGGTCGAGGCGCAACACCATGTCTCGACGCTCAAGCTCGTGGATTCGGTTGACGAGCAGGAACTGCTCGAAGACCTCATCGAGACCACCAAGCCGCCACTGCCGCCCGAGTGCCGCGACCTGCACTATCTTCTGTCGACGCCGTTTCGCTATGGCGCGGTCTATCCCACCGGATCGCGTTTCCGGCGCGCGGGCATGACCGAGGGCGTGTTCTACGCAGCGGAAGCACCGCAGACGGCGGTCGCCGAGATGGCATTCTGTCGTCTGCTCTTCTTCTCCGAGTCGCCCGACACGCCGTGGCCGGCAAATCCCGCCGAGTACACCGCCTTCTCAGCCGAATACGCCACCAAGAAAGCGATCGACCTGACCAAGGGCAAATACGGCACCCACCGGGCACGGTGGATGCATGTAACGGACTTCAGCCACTGCCAGGCGTTTGCCGATGCCGCGCGCGCGGCCAAGATCGAGATCATTCGCTACGCATCGGTTCGTGACCCCGATCATGGCATCAATCTCGCCATTCTGACGTGTCGGGCATTTGCGAAGCCCCAGCCGATCGAGCAGCAGACGTGGCGTATTCGTCTCAGCGAGGCTGGCGCTCAGGCGATCTGCGAGGCCCCGAAATCCGGCATCACGTTCGACCGCAAGAGCTTTGCGGCCGATCCTCGCGTCGCCAAGCTGCGCTGGGTTCGCACTTAGAAGCTGCCGTTGAGGCGCACCCGCCCGACCGTCTCGCCGGCGCCGTTGCCGACCGCCTCGATCGCGACGCCGATCAACGTGTTGTCGGTCGCCGTCTTGGTCGCCTGCTTGTTGGTGTTGTCCCAATAGACCTTGTCGCCGGGATCCCAGGCCTGCGAGCCGACCTTCTTTAGGTCGAAGACGCCGACGAGCGTGGCTTCGACAGATTCCCCGCTGAGCGCTGCGCCGCTTGCCACGCCAAAGATAGCGCCGACCAAAAGCCCATCGCCTGAAGCGACATCATAGGGGACTGTCAGGGTGATGGTACTCCCAGGCTGTACGAAGTTCTTCATTGATTGTTCCTTCCAAGAATGCCCGACCGACTCCTGATCAGATGCTTGCGAATGCGGCCGGCTTTCAGTGCAGAGACGTGGGCGATACTCACACCAAAGGCGCTCGCCACTTCTCGATGCGAGTAACCGACATCGAGACAGGCCAGCATCTTCAAATACTGCAGGCGTCGTGGAGGGGCATGCGTCATGCCCCAGGATTTTTGAAGAGACCCCGCCAGTCGATCGCTTTGGCGCCGAAGTCGAGCCGGCACTTGATCTCGACGCCGTCGACGTCGAAGCCATTGCGGGTCTCGATATAGGCGCCCTCTTGGCCCTCCAGATAAGCGTACTCGATGGTGTCGATCTGGGAGGGGTTGGCGGCAAGATACCAGGCGGCGAGGCTTGCCGCGTCGAGCCGCGGCTCGGCAATGGGCGTGAGCGTGCGGATCGACTGCGGCACCACGTCGCCGGTCTTGGCGGGAATGAGGTTCTGGGCGATCAGCTGCTCGGCCGCAAGCTCCAGCGAAGACGGCACGATCAAGAAGGCCGGCCGGATGTTGAGGATCGTCTTCTTGTCGAGACCGGTCTGCTTGGCCATGGTGGCGCGGCCGTCGCCCACGCTGGTGACATTGAGTGCCGAGCCTGCGGCAGCAAGGTTGCCGTGATCGGCGTGGAACAGCGTCACCCCATCGGCCATGGCGGCGTTGACGATGACGATGCTCCAGACCACGTCGCTTTCGAGCGTCGCGATGGCGGTGCCGTACATCGCCGGGATGCGGGTGAAGGCATCGAGGTCATCGTTGATCAGCACCTGACGGGTGATGGCGACCACCCGGCCGTAAGTCTCGATCCGATAGCTCTCCTTCGACTCCGCAATAGTGCCGCGCTTGAACTCGCCGCTCTCGTTCACTTTCAAGAGCTGCGGGGCTTCGCCGATCTGCACCCGGTACATCGCCTTGAAGTCGGTGGCGAGCACCTGCCGGCAGAACGGCAAAAAGGTGCGCGGATAGACGTCGTAGGCTTTGCGCAACGTCTTGTTGGTGACAGCGGCCAGAACATTGGGAAAGTCGGAGGTCGAATGCAATGCGCGCGTGGCCACCTCGTCGCGCGAAAGCCCACGGACATTGACGCCGGCATTGGTCAAGAACTCGCGGGCGAGTTCCAAGAGCGTCATGCCGCGATATTCGCGGGCGGGCTCGGTGAGCGGGAACTCGGCCGGGCTATAGCGGTGCAGCAGCGAGTCGATCACCGCATCGCGCCGGCTGATGCGCTCGTCGCGGCCGCCGAGCGGCACCGAGACATGCGGAAACACGCGGGTGCGGTCGGACGCAGCCGCCATCTTGTCGAGGATAGCGCGGCGCGCCTCGTCGAGCGGGACATTGCGCGCAATGAGGTCCTCGGCAAACGAGTGCTCCAGGCCGAGCCGGTCGGCAAGGCCGAAGATCGTAGTGACGCGCTCGCGCTCGATCTCCTGGGCGCGCGCCGCGATGGCTTCCGGGGTGGGTGTCGCCGGTTCGGTCGTTCGGCCAGCGGTCGGCCGCACCATGGGCGCATCCTCACGCGTTTCGGCAGACGTCGGCAAACGCGTGCCAGGTTGAGTGCCGGTCGAATCCGCCTCACCGGCATTCGCCGGCACAGGCGTCGGCCTGACCGCGCGCTGCCCCCGGCGAGGACGCTGCTCGCTCCGCTCCGCCTGCTCATCGAGAATGCCGGGCAGCGCGGCCTCCGCGGCAGCGACAGGGGCGCCGGCGCCGACGGCATTCGCCTCGGGCGCAGCGGCCCTGGTCTCTTGGTCGTTCATTGTGGTTCTCCTGGAGAGGCCCGTGCCGTCCCGGGTGACGACGCAGGGCGAAAGATGATCAGTGGACCGAAAGCCGGCCTCCGGATCGGCGCCGACCGGGACCGCAGAGATTTCGAAGGGAGTCCAGTCCACCGCGCGCCACAGCTCGGGGCCGTTATCGGGGCGGGTGATCTCGTAGCGATGCACCTGGTAGCCGATCGACACCGCCCGGATGTGCCCGCTGCGGATATCCTCCCAGACCGGCGCGACATCCTCGCGCTCGCTCAAGCGCACGCGGGCGATGCCGCGTCCGTTCTCGATCCGTGCCGTGCCCGGCACCACCGAGCCGATCACGGCTTCGAGCTCGTCGAGCGCATGGACTTTCAGAAGCGGCGCGCCATTGTTGAGGCGGTCGAGCCGCACGTGGCTCGGGTCCATGCTCAGCTCTTCGTCGAACGGCTCGCCGAAGAAGGGCTGGCGGCGCACCCGTGCGCCGGTCGACCACACCACCTCGATTGAACGGTCCTTCTCGTCGAGCGTGGTCGGCAGAAGGTCGGCCGCGCGCGTGAGAGGGGGCAGATTGATGGTGCCGTGCATTATTCACTCCCGGTCAAACAGGCTCATAGCACCAAGCCGCTCTGTGCTTGCGGCGCGCGCGCTTCCGCATTAGGTTACATGTAACCAATGGAGATACCCCTATGGCGCTGGCGAGGCGGGGCAAGGCGCGAAAGGCAAAGAGCAGACCATCGCGCGATAAGGTGCAGGCGCATCGGGCGCGGCTGCGGGCGCAAGGCTTGCGGCCGCTGCAAATCTGGGTACCGGATGTGCGTTCGCCGCGCTTTGCCAGCGAGGCACGGCGGCAGTCGCGGCTTGCCGCGCAAAGCGCCCATGCCCAAGAGGATCAGGCCTTTGTCGATGCCATCTCGATCTTCAAGATTCCATGAACCGCGGCGAGATCTGGACGGTTGCCGGCGGCGAAGGTTATGCCGCCAAGCCGCGCCCCGTGGTCATTGTCCAGGATCGGTTGTTCGCGGAGCTTAACTCGATCACGATCTGTCCATTCACCAGCGACCCCATCGACCTGCCGCTGTTTCGGATTCTCGTCGAGCCAAGCGCCGGCAATGGTTTGCGGCTTGCTTCGCGGATCATGGTCGACAAGATCACGACGGTTGCAAAATCAAAACTTGGTCGTCGGATCGGTCAGCTCTCGGATCAGGACCTGCTGCGTTTGAACCGTGCAATCGTGGTCTTTCTCGGCTTGGCCACTTGAACTCAAACGAGGTCTGGCGCGCAGCGTTAGTCGTTTTCGACGAGACGCAGCGCAGCGTGTCCGATGGCATCACCGGCGTCCTCGCCCGCAACAGGCTCCGATTGCAGCACGCCGGTCTTGGTGACCTTGCGAGGATCGCTGTCCAGCACAAGGCCGAGCGCATCGAGCTTGGCGTTCATGGCCGCGATCTCGGCGAGCACGGCATCGGGGTTATGGCCCTGCCGGGCAATCGCCTGCGCCAGCGTCATGGTGCCCGAGCGCATGGCCAAGAGATCAGCCATGGCATCTTTCAGCGGATCGACGGCCTCGAACTTGGGCGGCGACCAGGCGACCGGAATCCGCGGCTGCGACATTTTTCCGGCCACCCAGGCCTGCTCGGTGAACCAGTCCCAGGCCGGCTGGCACAGCATCGGGATGAACAGCTGCCACTGCGCGGCGTCGATCATGCGCCGGAATTCGACCAGGCCGGCGCGGATCGAGGAGTAGTTGACCTGGGAGAGGTCGCCGGTCAGCAGCTCATAGGGCAGCCGGAAGCCGGCCGCGATGATATGAAGCTGGGCGCGCAGCCATTCGCCAACGCCCGCAGTCGTCGCCGGCTGGTTGAATTTGATGTCCTTGCCGCCGCGCGCATAGGCAATTAGCCCCGGCTCGAATTGCTCGACACGGTTGCCGTCGACATCGACAACCGTGGGTGCAATGCCCTGTTCGGGCTCATCGGCGCCAAGCACGATGCCGACCACGCAGGCTTCGGTCTTCTTGCGGACGAGCTCGGCCTGCGTCCAATCGTCGAGATCGCGCAGGCAGCGCATGACCGGCGCACCCCAGGGGACGCCACGCACCTGGGTGCGCTGCTTTTCATAGACATGCGCCACGTCCGTGGCCGGCACAGCGACGCTGTCGAGGCGCCGACGCAGCGTCGGTATGCTGTCGCCCGGGTGCTGCGCGTACAGCCAATAGGCTCGACGGCCGCCGATCGGGTCAAACTCGACGCCCTGGACGATGCGCCCGCCATCGGCGAGGTCACCATTACGGCTCGCATCGAGGAGGTCAGCCTCGATCACCTGGAGCTGCAGCGGCACTTCGAGTCCGTCGCTGGCGCGGCGGGGCCGACGACGGATTAGCACTTCACCCGCTTCAATCAGTTCGCGGCAGGCGAGCGTCTGCAGGCCATAGAAATCGACTTGACCGTCGGCGTCGCACTCGGCCGCCCACGCTTCCCACAGCGCGTCGGCTTTCCTGTCGAGCCGGTCGCTGCCGGAGGCCGCGCGCGGCATGATGCCGGCGCCGACGATGTTGTTGACCAGCACCGAGACCGCCTTGGCGGCATGCGGATTGTTGCGGGTAAGATCGCGCATTCGGTCGCGCAACAGCGCGCCGGCCGTCGCAATCTCGGTGTCGGCCGAGGTGCCTCCAGCCCGCCAGCCGTCGGTGCGCCGGCCGCGCGCGGCGCCGTCATAGCCGCGCGTGAGCGCCTCAAAGCTTCGCCGCGCCAGCAGGCGGCGCACCGCGACACGCGGCGCGACTGCACCGATGGCGCGGTCGAGCCAATTAGGCTGCCCCATCAGCGGTCCCCGCGAGAGAAGCCGGCAAAGCCCGCGACCGGCGGACGCGTCGGGGTCTCTGCCGCCATCTCGCGCTCGATCGTGCGGATGCGCTTGAGAAGATCGTCGGCCGAGCCATACTCCACCGTGCGGCCGTCATAGCTCACGCGCAGCGTGCCGGCGGCGAAGGCGCGCCGCAGCGCATCGAGCTCGCTTTGCGTATAGCTCATTTGAGCCATCCCTTGTTCACGCCGAGCCAGTCGGAGCGGCGCTTGCCGGCTACGATCGGAGCCGGCGACAGCACGCCCGCGGTTGCGTCGGCCGTGTCACGCGCAGTTGCAATGTGAGTTTTGCCTGTCTGTGGGGAGAGCGGCACAGGATTCCGCGGTCGTACCTGCTCTTCGAGGTCGCACCACTTGGCCTCGGTCCAGCGATCGGCGCCGACGATCCAGGCGGCGGCACGCGCATAGACCCGGCAGTCGAGCGCTTCGTTGCGTTCGCGGAGCTTCTGCCATTCGAGCCGAGTGAAGCCGCGCTTGGTCCTCACCGTGACGAGCTGCTCGGCGACGAGTTGCTTCACCCACTCGGCGTCTGTACCGCGCGGCAGGTGGACATAGCCCGCGGTGAATTTCAGGCCAGCGGCAATTTCATCATCGGTTGGTGCCGACAAGCGCAGGAACCGATAGGTCTCGCTCTTGAAGGTGGCGACCGCCACCGTCCACAGCCGCGCGCCGCGCCGCACCTTGCGGCCACCCTCGGTGGCGTCGACGTAGGTCGGGCCGATGATCGGCGCCGCACGGTTGAAGCCGTCGACGCCTTTGAACGGCGCAACCTGCGCGAAGCCGGTCGACCGCGCCCAGGCATAGACCGCAGGCGCCTCATAGCCGGTGTCAATGCCGAGCTTGGCGAGACCGAGCCGGGCGCCGTGGGCGTGTGGCCACGCGCCGCTCAAGAGCGCCGACAGCTTGGCCCATGCCTCGGCGCGCTCCGGTCCTCCATCAATGACGATGTGCTCGATGAGCCAACTTTCGAGCCCGCGGCCCCAGGCCCAGACATCGATCTCGATCCGGTCCTTCTGGACATCGGCGCCTGCCGTCAGGAACAGGCCGCCTGCCGGCACCGTGCCGATCTGCCAAGTTTCGCGTCGCTCGTAGAGGCGTTGCCAGTCCGGCGCCTCGCCGGTCTCGATCCAGGTCTCGCCCAGTTCAGTGTTCTTGAACGACTTGAGCGCCGCGTCGGAACCCTGGGCCGCTTCCCATGCGGCAGCAATCTCGCGCCAGGAGCGCCAGCCGAGCGGTGAATAGAGCGAGGAGAGGTGGAACCCGGCGGTCGTGCCATCCGCGGTCGCCCTCCACTCACCCTCGGCCAGCATGCGCGTCTTGTGGTGCTCGACGATCGCGCGCTCGCACGCCTCGCAGCTGTACGCTACCTCCTCGGGCTTACCCTTCGGCCAGATCAGCCGGTCGAACTTGAGCCACTGCGTCTCCCCGCAATATGGGCACGGCACGAAATAGCGACGCTGGTCGGAGGCGGTATACTCGCGCTCGATGCGCGACAATCCGGCAATGGTTGGCGTCGAGACGATGAAGATCTTGCGGCGTGCAAAAGTGCGGGTGCGCGCCTCAGCGAGCGCCACCGGATCGCCTTCGCCATCGACATCGCCCGGATAGCCGTCGACCTCATCGAGCAAGAGATAGCGCACCGGCATCGAGCGCAAGCCGACGCCCGAGTTGGCACCGGTCATCACCAGCACGCCGCCGCGAAAATCCTTGGCCAGAACCGTGTTGCCGGAATCGCGCGAGCGCGCCGGTTTAACGCGCTCGCGGAGGATCGGGCTTTCCTCGATCAACGGTTCGATCCGCTGGCGCGAGTTGCGCTTGGCCATCTCCACAGTGGGCAACACGGCAAGCATAGGACCTGGCGCATGGTGGATGACATAGCCAATCCAATTATTGCCGCACTCGCTAATGCCGAGTTGCGCCCCTTTCATCACCACCACGCGCTCGACCGGCGAGGAGGCCGAAAGGCAGTTCATGATCTCCTTAATGTAAGGCGTGCGGCTGGTGCGCCAGGGGCCGGGTTCCGATGACGCCCGTGCGGACAAACGCCGATGCCGGTCAGCCCATTCGGCCACAGTGAGTCGCGGGTCCGGGCGCAGTCCCTGGTCGAAGGCCTGCTCATAGATTTGCGCCGCAGTCAAAGGCATGGAAAAACCATCGGCGATGACCGGGCGTCAACGTTTCTTGGTCGCGGCCTCGACGAAGCTCAGCCCCTCGCCATCCAACAGCGCCTTCTCGCCCGTGAACTCCTGCCAACGCTTAACGATTACGTCGCAAAAGACGGGATTGATCTCAATGAGCCGCGCCTGACGGCCAAGCTTCTCGGCCGCGATGGCGGTCGTTCCCGACCCGGCAAATGGATCAAGCACGATATCGCGGCTCTTCGATGAATTCCGGATCGCGCGCTCAAACAGCTCGACCGGCTTCATGGTCGGATGTAGGTCGTTCGAACGTGGTTTCTTGGCGAACCATACATCGCCCTGGTCACGGGCGCCGCACCAGAAGCGATCGTTGCCCTGCCGCCAGCCGTACAACAGCGGCTCGTACATGCGCTGATAGTCGGATCGCCCGAGCGTAAAATGGTCCTTGGCCCAAATGATGAAGGTCGACCAATGCCCGCCGGCCGCTTCGAACGCAGCACGCAACGTGTGCAACTGCGCGGACGACATGGCGATGTAGATTGCACCCTTGGTGACGCTGAGGATCGGCGCGCAGGCCTCATGTAGGAAAATAGCGAACGCTCCCTCGCTCATCTTGTCGTTGCGGATCGCGGTGCGGTTCTCGCGGGTCGAGCCCTTGCCCTCATAGGCCACGTTGTAGGGAAAATCGGTCACGCACAGGTCGGCGAGCGCGCCGCCAAGCGCCCGCTCGACATCGGCAAGCTTGGTTGCATCGCCGCAGAACAGGCGGTGGTTGCCCATGACCCAGAGTTCGCCCGGGCGGGTGACCGCCTTTTCCTCCACGTCCGGGACGGCGTCCTCGTCGGTGAGGCCGGTATTTTCGTCACCCTCAGCGCCGGCGAGGAGCCGATCGATCTCGCCGGTATTGAACCCGGTGAGATCAAGGTCGAAATCGAGGCTCTGCAGCTCCTCCAGCTCGAGCCGCAGCAGCTCCTCGTCCCATTCAGCCCAATTCGCGGACTGGTTGGCGAGCAGGCGAAACGCTTTGATCTGCGCCTCGGTCAGTTCGTCGGCGAGCACCACCGGGACGGTCGCAAGGCCAAGTCGCCGCGCCGCCTTGAGCCGCAAGTGTCCGTCGACGACGGTACCATCGCTGCGGGCGACAATCGGGATACGAAACCCGAATTCCCTGATCGCGCCGCACATCTGATCCACCGCCGCGTCGTTGCGGCGCGGATTGCGCGCGTATTCGATCAGGCGCTCGATCGGCCAGTGTTCGAGCTGCAGCTCAGGCATGATTATTCAAGCTGGACAAGGGGGAGACGATGACCCGGTCAGGCCGGGCCGGCGAGCTCTTCGAGCGCCTGTCTGATCTCTCGGTCGATGAGATCGAAACAGGCGCGCTCGTTGGATTCGGCGGCCACAAGCGGCGCCAGGCGCGAGGCAATGTTGAGGAGGGCGTCGCGCACGATGCGCGCCTTGTTGAACGCCGCGACGTTCACCTCGTCAGCATCGACAAACTTGCCCGCCTCCACCTTGGCCTTGAGTTCGAGCAGCTTGCCTTTCTCGACCTCGGTCTTGGTTCGTGCCTTGAGCAGGATCGTCGGGAGATCGGCGCCGCTCAACTCCGCCAGATCGCTTCCCAGCCGGCTGCTCGATGCTCGTGCCGCCTGCGGTGAGGGTCGCGAGGATGTTTGCATTCCGGTTGGTGGCGTGCTGCGCCTCGCCGGTCTCGCCAGTTCGCGCCGTGCTTCCAGCGCGCGATCGGCGACCTCCGGTTCGATGAGGCCGTCGACCAGCCGGATCACTCCGGTCGCGACGAGCTTGCTGACGTACTGGCGGGAGAAGCCGCGCCGGCGCGCCCATTCGGCCTGGCTAACCAACATCATGCATGAAAATTGAAGCCGCGCCTGGCGGCGTCCTCGTCAGCCGCCATTGTCAACCGCGCGTTTCGGCCTGCTTGACAGGTTGACGCGTGGGTTGACAAGGCCGGTCGCCATAAGTGCCGGAGTTATAGGCACAAATGCGAAAGATGCCGCCCGATCCCGTGTCAACCTGTCAACCAAGTTGCGGGCGCTGACGCTAGCGATTTGTCGGGCCTTCGCCCCCCGCATAGGATATCCGCCAGGAAGGACCCGTAGTTTCAATGGCTTAGCTGCCATCCGTAACCCATTGCGGGACGTTTCGTTTGACATTACGTAACGTTGCGCGGTACGGTCCGCCGTGATCAAGAGCTTCGGCGACAAACGCACGGCCGCAGTTTTCGCTGGTTACGGCGTTCGCGGATTGCCGCCGCAGATGCAGGAGCGGGCCCGCGCGAAGCTCCTGGCGATCGACGCGGCGAAGCGACTCGACGACTTGCGCCAGCCGCCGGGCAACAGGCTGGAAGCTTTAGCGGGCAACCGCAAGGGCCAGCACAGCATCCGCATCAATGATCAATGGCGGATATGCTTTGTGTGGCGGGACGGCGAAGCCTTCGATGTCAAAATCGTGGACTACCATTGAGGAGTGAGACCGATGAGTATCAAGCGTGAAGACATCGATAGGGGAAGGATCGACTTCTCCGACGTGCGCTCAGGCCGACGCCTGCCACCTGTCCATCCCGGCACGATCCTGCGTGACGAGTTCCTGACCCCGATGGAGATCAGCGTCTACGAACTTGCCAATGCGATCAAAGCGCCGCGTTCGCGGATCAATGACATCGTGCTGGGGCGGCGCGCGATCACGACAGATACCGCGTTGCGCCTCGGACGCTATTTCGGGACATCGCCGGAGTTCTGGCTCAATCTGCAGGCGCGCTACGATCTCGACGTTGCCAATCGGACCGTCCGCCGCAAGATCGAACAAGAGGTCGCGCCGCGGGCAGCTTGATTGTGAGCTTGCTTGCCGGGGCTACCCCCTCGCGCAGTTCGGCACCGTGATCAAATCGATAGTCTTGCATCGTGCACGGGTCAATTCGAAAACGAAGCGCGCATGCTTTTTGTCTGTAAGCTATTGATGTGACTCACAAAAGGCTTTGATGCAGGCTATCTGAATGCGTCCAACAGCGACTGTTTCATGCACAGCGTCTCTCCCCAAAGTCGCGAATGCCGTAGTGCTTCGCGAGCACGCCAAGTGCCGCAACCAGAATGCCCTGCGCGCTCTCCTGCCGCACCGGGCGCCCGCCCCATCCTTGGCGCAGCGCCCATTCACGGATGGAATACTGCATGCCCACGACGTGCCAGACACACGACCCGGCCGGCGAGCCGTGCCCGCCCAGCGCATCGAGCGCACGCGCCACTCTTTCGCGCGCCGCCACCTGTGAGTCCGTGAGGTCGCGGACATCATGGGCGCTCAACGGCGATCGAGCCATCAAGTTGAGATTCACTCTCGGCATGGAATCGAAGCAGGCGATCGTGAATGCCGCCTGGAAATCACGCGCAGCAGCATGCATGCCGGGTGTGATGGTGCGCGAGTCCAGCATCAGTCCGAGCGTATCGACAGTGCGGTGGTGGGTGACTTCAATGCCGTTGGGGTCGAACTCGGTCACCTCACGAGTTCGCCGCTGCTCCAGCTTTTGTTTGGAGCCGCGGCGTGCAGCCCTGCGCCGCTGGCGAGCGCCTTCTTTCAGGTTCTTGACCATCGCATCCTCGTGCTGTTGTTATTGGAGATAGCTGACGCTCGGTTGCCGTAGAGCTTGTCGCCGAGCTGTCGGATGAATTCACGTTCGGTCCAGGTGAGCCGCTGATCGTCGATGGAGACGGCGAGCAAGCCCTGCTCTTGCCAGCCGTCGCGTTTGACGATTTCGGGAGGGCGCCGCTCGCCGCCATAACCTTCCGGAAACCACCTCATCGGACGACCTCCCGCAGCACGGCTGCGTAGCCCACAACATCCCGCATCGAGTCCAAATGCTTCGGATCGTGCGCGAGCCGAGTAAGCTTGAGGTCAATGAGGCAAAGCACCACCTGGGCGGCTGTAATTGGGTGCCCCAATGTCACCGACCATCGGGTCGCGATTGCAGCCATCGAGGCGGCTGGATCTCCGTAGGATTTGCGCCTCTCGTCCAACAGGCGAGCAGCGCTGTGCAGCATCTGTTCGCCGGTCATGTGCTGGCCTCTGCAAGCGTTTCATCCGGAGAGCCGATGGCGGCGGCGAGATCGATTACTGCGCCAAGAATCGATGCCGGCTCTGTGTTGCCGAGCCGGCTCATGCTGTGTGCCAGTGCTTTCGGCTCAACGCCGTGCTGCAACAGGCACGAAACCACGATGCATGCGTCGGAGAGAAGCGCGTCGAGACCGGAGCCGGTTCGAATACCGTGCGTGAAGAGTTCGCCCGGCCGACCGTCCGGATAAAATCCGATTGTCACCATAAAACGCGTCCCGCCGTGCTCGAGCTGGACGGTCTCTGCGGCACGCCGGTCGGGAAGTCGCTGCCGCGTCATCGCACGCCTCCCTGCGTGTCGATGGCCCAGAGCAGGATGGCGATGGCGTCGGCCTCATTATCATCGGAAGGCCGATATCCGCGGGCTCGAACGGCCTCGATCACCGCCTGCTTGTCGGCGTTGCCCTTGCCTGTGATGAATCGTTTGATCGTGCCGACCGGCACGCCTTGGTACGGGATTGACCGCTGCTCGCACCAGGAGGTCAGTGTCGCGAACAGACCGCCATGAACATGCGCGGCGTCAGTGCTCAGGTGTCGACGAACTTCTTCGTAGTAGACGACGCCGATACCGCCCGTGTCCTGCGCCATGCTGTCGAGCCAGGCGCGAAAGCGCAGGTAGCGAATGCCGCCACCATCGTAACGGCTCGGGCGGAACGAAACGGTACCGCTTTCGATCCCGCTGGCGAGTTTCATCGCCCAGCCGGTGGTGGTCGCGAGATCCAGCGCAAGAACGATTGATCGAGTCCGATCGATTGATCGTTCGATCGGCGCCGCGGCTGCCGGATTGGTGGAGGTGTTCACAAGGAAGGCTCACGCGAGGTGGGCCTTCGGCTTTGGTCAGCGATGACGTTACGGAGACGGAGTCAGCGGATCAAGCAAAAAGAACTGAACGGCTGAAGAATCTTCGCATCGCATTGTCACAGCTTGTGATTCAACTCCCTACAGCGCCATGCATGCTGATCTCGGGGAGTGGCCCGTTCGTCCCGGCGTCCGCGTTCCCAGAATGGGTCGCCGACATGCACGGCGGTCACCAACCCCTTCCAGAGGTTGGTGACCAGCGTTTTTTCAGTCGCGTCAGTTGCTTGAGCCCGTTGGTCACCAACCTCGATGGTCACCAACGGGATGCAACATATTTCTATAGGAAAAGGAGTCGACGAGTCGGACATCCATTTCCACGCGTAGGTTTCTGAACCGTTGGTGACCATGGTCAGGTTGGTGACCACGTTGATCTACAAGCGGATTTTTGGTCACCAACCCTTCAATCGAGGTTGGTGACCAAGGCGAGGTTGGTGACCACGGAACGGCGTGATGAAGATCAGCGGCGGTACCGCCACTCACGGAGCTCGTCGCACCTTGCTCCAATTCGCGCTTGGTATCGCTCCCAGCCCCGGGATTTCAGGTAGGCTGTCACCCTCATCTGATCCGCGCGCGTCCATCGTGCCGGCTCAATGCCCAAGGCGGTTTCGAGGATTTCGCCTACCGACACGTCGGTGAGCGGAGTTGATCGCTCGGTCTCCTCGTCGTGCCAGTCATCGTAGCCGACATATCCACGATTGACCCGGCGTCGCTCGAACACCAGCCAACGATCGATACGAGCATCCCATGCGTCAGCGTGATAGCGCTGGTCCTGTTCGGTTTTAGCCGAGGTGATCAGCTCGGGTTCGTTGATCCACCAGATCGTGCCCTCGCGATATCGCGCGACGGCCTCCGCCCATAGCTGGTCGCGGTCGCGTGCGAGCGCATCGACATCGATCGTCCCACAGCGGATCGGCCAGAAGCGCCGGTTCCCGGTTTCGTCGCGCAGATACGTATCCGGATTGACACTGCCGGCAAAGATGCACTGGCGCGGCACAGTGATCACGTAACGCTCGTAGGGGGGACGGTAGCGATCGGTCGTGCGGGTCAGAAACGCCTTGATCCGGGACACCTCGGCCCGGCTGATGGCATCGAGCTCGGCGAATTCGACGACCCAGACTCCGCGCATCTGCTGCGCAGCATCCTTGCTGCCGATCTCGGCGAGTTCGTCCGTAAACCACTCGGCGCCCGCGAGCGTTTTGATTGCGCTCGATTTCTTTCCGCCCTGCGGGCCTTCGAGGATCAGCATGTGATCGACCTTGGCGCCGGGCCGCATGATGCGGGCGACACCCGAGATCATCCAGCGCGAACCCATGACACGGTTTAGCGGAGTATCATCGGCACCGAGGTAGACGATCACCCATCGTTCAAGGCGCGGCACGCCGTCCCAGCGCAGGCTTGTCAGGTAATCGCGCACGGGGTGGACACGAATCTCGCGCGCAACAGCGCCGACCGCACGACTGACGGTCATGGGGGTGACGTTGATCTCGCGCCGCTGCAACCATTCGGCGCAGCGGACGTCATCAGCGTCGGTCCACGTCCGCGGCAGAGTCGGGGGTTGGTCATCCCAAGGCAAGGCTCGCATCACGAGAATCTCCTGGCGGAATTCGTCAAAGACGGCCGCGCCGGCGAAGGCCTCATCATTCGAAAGCGCAGTGATGACATTCGCCTCGTTGCGCTCCGGACTGCCGGTGAGGTCGAGACGAAGCTGGTTTGCCCAGCGCGGGCGAACTGGCCGATGGTGAATGTCTCCCGTTGCATTGAGGCGGCGCTTCAGTTCACCGATCTGCTTCTCCAGGATCGAGACGGCGATGCCGGTGGCGCCCTTGATCGCCAGTAGCACCTGGCGCTCGGGCAAAGGCTCCAGGCGCGCCAGTACGAGCTGACCCAGCAGGCTGCCCAGAATGGAGACATCGGGCGGGTTGGTCAGACCGCGCGCGGCTGCTTCGAATTCGGCAGCGGTGGCGGGAGCCGCAGGTGCATTCACCGGGGCAGGGTCCGCTTTGTGATAATCGGCGGCTGTTGCCCCATGACGGAGATCGTCATTGAAATCATCGCCATGCAGCGGGCGGACGATGGTGTTCGGGACATCTGCCACATTGAGCCGGTCCGCGAGTGTTGCAGCAGCCTGAATGCCGGCTTCGCCTGCGTCGGCGAAGATGGTCACGTGTTTGACTCCGGCAGGCCACTCCCAACGGCGGACGCCGTCAGCGGACAGGGCGGCCCAGGTCGGTGTCGCGAAGATCGCTTGCGCAGAAAGTGCCGTCTCAATGCCTTCGGCAATGCCGAGGTGACCGTCCTCGGGTAATGGCGCAAGCCGCACCGAGCCGCCGGCAACCGCGTCGAGCATTTTCTTGCCGGCTGGCGCCTTCCCCGATCCATCGTCGAGCAGAAACGTGCGGTGGATACCGCCGGTGGGCGCGCCCGCACCATCGCGCACGATCGCGACCATGCCAGGCCAGCCACGCTTTGCCTCGTAGTCGGTCAGGTCGGGGTTGAATAGAAGTTCGGCACAGCCGGGGTCGGAGAGGCCGCGGCTGCGCAGATAGACTTCGCCAAGCGTACCTTCCAGCGGCTGACAGCCGGCGAGGATGCGAGCGACCTCGTGGCTGTGATCGCGGCGCGGCGCTGACAATGATCGCGCAGGCATCGGGCGATCCAGGTGCGCATGGCGCGCCGCCTCCTCGAATAGCGCCGGCGGCGTGAGCCCGGTGCCATGGTGGAGGAGATCAATCGGACCAGCGCTTTCGCCAGTGGCATGATCGTAACCCCAGCCCGCGCGTGGGCCCCGGAGGTGGATGACACAGGAGCCCTCATTGCGCGGCGCACGACCGGACAGGTCGGCGCAGCGCAGCGTCTTGCGATCGGCGGACATGCGCGCGTGCGGAAACAACGGCGGCAGCCATTCGGCTGCCGTCGCACAGAGCCGCTCGCGAATCTCGCCGAGGTCATAACGGACGGGCGGCCTCCAGACCTCGTTGAGATCGATACAGGAGTTTTTCCCCATGGCGGCCAATCAGCTAGCATGCGTCTGGGCAACGTAAGCCCACTCGGGCGAAACGATATTCAAATCGATCACCAGCAGCGGCATTTCGTCGGGGAGCTCTCGCCAAGTCCGACCCTTGGCAATGTTGTAGATCGTCTCCTTTCTCACATTGAAGAGGCGCGCGATGCATGAACCGCAGAGGCCGAGCCTGAGATACTCCCTGACCGTCTGCACGTCGTGCGCAGTCAGAACTGCCGCATGGTTCAATTCGCCTGGCTGCGCACCTTGCTGGCTGAACTCTGCGCGCTTGCGATTAAGCCTCGCGTCGCGTGCATTCTGACCACGATCGCCCCAGTACAAGTTCGCGGGTCGATTGTGGGTGGGATCGTCATCATGGTGCAGAACCATCGCGCCTTCGAATGGCGCGGAACCGACGAAAGCGATAGCCACAAGGCGGTGCACAAACAGCTTTTTTGCGCGGCCCGCCTCGTCGGTGAGCATGACGTGCAAGTGTCCGCTGTGAGCTTGTCCAGGGCGGAGGACGTGTCCGGCGGCCCAGCGTCCTACGGCAGAGCGCCGGCGCACGCGACCGTGATCGCTCACGTCATACTGTGGAAACCCGGCAACCTGCCGCCAGATTTCGGAATCGGGATCAATGCGAGCAATGGCGCGCGCTTGGGTGCCCTTATCGCTCATGGCAGCGTCCCCAGCAGCGATCCTGCCAGGCGCAGGGCGCATGCCATTCGCCGGCGGACCACCCGCCGCGGCAGACGGCCGAGCTGCGGTCGGCGGCGGCACGTGGCAGCAGTTCTTTGGCCTCGCTTGCTCGCACGATTTGAACGGCGCGATCGCTCGCGTGCTGGGCGAGCGCCGCATCGAACGGCACCAGCTCGCAATGCAGCTCGAACGTGTCACGATTGAGCGCGGTAAACAGCGCGGGATTTGGCAGTTCGAGATAGGCCTGATAGAGCGCGATCTGCGCCGCGTAGAGCGGCCTTGCCAGCACGACGCCCTTCTTGACCACCTCCTTCCAGGGCGCGGCGCCGAGCGCCTTGTTCTCCCAGAGCACCGGGAATTCCATCGCCACCGGGCCGGCGAGGATGCAGCCGTCGATGTGGCCCCTAAAGCGACCGTCGAGCGCGGAAAATCCAAACTGGCGTCCGTCCACGCGCTGGGTTCGCAGGTCGAACCCGGCGGCCCGCAGCCATGCCGCCACGATGTCCTCTGCGCGATGTCCCGCCTCGAAGATGCGCAGCGTCTTCGGCTCGAATTCCCGACCGTCGTCCTTCGGGACCGCGAGATAATCATATTGAATCTGGCGGATGCACACGCGGCCGAGCCCGGACGTGCTGACGTAGCGCCGGGGTGCCTGCGCCCGGTCGCGTGTGCTTATCGCAGCATCGATGGCCGCGTTGATCGCGGCCCCGATGCTAGGCGGTCGGGTCGGACCCTCATATTGACAACCGGACTGGTGATTGAGATCGATCAAATGCTGCATTCGCTGCGCTCCCAAAAGCCGCCGGCGAGTGCGATGCACAACATGATGCGATTGCCGTGGACGCGAAACTTCTCGCGCAAGCTCGCGCAGAATTCGATCTCGAAATCCGTCTCTGCATTAACCTCTGCGGCTTTCAGCAATGCCCGCAGATCTGGATCGGGCCCCTCGCTGTTCAAGTCGATGGTCATGACGCCCCCTAAAATGGGATCGGATCGTCGAACGCGGTGCCGGTCCGCTCGGGAGTCGCGGCCTGGCGCTGCATGCTTTCGACATACCCGGTCACTGCTGCTTCGATCAGCCGATCGATCTCAACGGCGGAGCGGTGGTAGAAGGGCTCCATCAAGCCGAGTTCGGTCAGCGCCTCGGCAAAGGGACGACGGGCATCTTTTAGTGCTTGTGTTTCCCTTGCGGTCTTGTCGATCATCCCTCGATTCCTTTTGACGATTGCCGCCCCGGCGGTGAGGCAACGCATCGAGCAGAAGGCGAATGTGGGATAGCGCTCGGGGCGGAGCTGATGCGTGTAGTAGAAGCCGCAGGCCTCGCGCCGGCAGATGACGCAGAGCGTCAACCCAGCAGCATCGAGAGCCTCCGCGACCCTGGTTCTTCCGGGCCTTCGGCTATCCGCCTCGACGTCAGCACGATGAAGGTGCTGATGGCGTTCTGCGCCATCGCTTCGAGCTCGCGCATGGTCAAACAGCGGATGGGCTGATGCAGGCCTCCTCGTCCTTCGAGCCATTCGCCGATCGCCTTGGCCGCTTCACGCGTGACATGCGCCTGCCACTCGTCATCGGTCATGAGCTCTGTTTGCCTCACCCGTTGAGCCAGGCCGGGCCGGTCGCGGGAGCGCCCTGAGGCGGCTTGGTTTCGCCCTGGTTGGCCCACGGCACGCCCGTTGGCGCCGGTGCGGGGTTTGGTGGGTTGCCCCAGGCTGGCGCCTGTGTGGCGGAGTCTGCGGGTTTGCGCGGCTTGGCGTTGACCGGGTCCGGCTGCACGGTCTCACCGCGCATGACCGCCGCGTATTGCGGCTCGCCCGGCAGCACAACGTTGGCGAGCCTGTTCTGATCCTTGTACTGCGGGTTCGATGCGGGCTCGATCATGATGCGCGCCGCGAACACGATGCCATCGAGCTGTTTCAGCCCCTGGATCACCCGTTTCTGCTTTGCGGCCGGGCTCTCGTCCTTGGGATCGAGGCCGAGCGCGCTGTCGACCATGGCGCGGAACGTGCTCTTGGAAATGTTCCAGCCCTTTGACTGTCCCTTCTCGTCGACCTTGCCGCCAGACACGGTGAAGTTCTGCCAGAACTTGCGCCGGACACAGGGGCCCGCAACCACCGTAAATTCGCAATCAAGCATCTTGGCGTCGCTCGATTGCGAGGCCCTAAGCAGGCCGGCATCCATCGGCGTCGAGCCGTTCACTCCGCCATGGCGGATGGTCATCTTAACCTTGGCGAAGGTGCCGTCCGGGATCAGTTCGCCCATGGGCGCCATCTGCGGCTGGGCGTCGTTGAGGTCGTACATCGTCTGTCTCCTCTGTTGGAAATTCGATCAGGCTGCGCGGGTGTGCGCTATCGGTGGCGCGTTGATCTTGGCTAGCAGCGCACCGAGATCGGGTGGTTCGGTCACATCGAGCCGGCCGCTGCGGTCCTTGGCGGGCAGACCGAATGGATTGCCTGCGCGACACACGAGGCGGCGTTCGCTGGCCTTCTCGTCGAGCGCGTAACCGCCGTTGGCGTCGCACGAGAACAGATGCAGCGACATCACCTGGTCGACGATGCCGGGTAGCTCACGGCCGGCCTTGGAACCTTCCATTTGCGGCTGCCAGGTCGTGGCGTTGAGCTCGTCAGTGACCTTCTCCAGAACACCGACAAAGATCACGGTCTTGCCGGGCGCGTGCTGCAGATGCTTGAGCGCCTGGATCACTTCGCGGCCAAGCAGGCCATAAGCGCTGCGCACGTCGGGCTTGCCGGTGCGTTCGGAGAACGCTTCCGGCTGCTGGCGGGCATAGACCATGACCTGGCGCGTGAGATCGGTGATGCTGTCGACGAAGACGATCGACTTCGACCGCAGGAAATCCTCGATGCCGCTGCCGGCATAAAGGCCACGCGCATGCTGATGATGCTGCGCGCTGTACCAGGCATTGGCATCGACTGCCGGATCAGGCCCTCCGATCAATACGACAAGATCTCGGAAATCGACGAAGCTGCGGATCGGAATGCTGGCGCCTGGCCAGTCCTGGACCGACTTCATGCCGGCCTCGAGGTCGAGGCAGACCGTCTGATCGGCCGGCAGGGTCCTCAGCAGTGAGGTCTTGCCGGATCCTGGTGGTCCGAAGATCGCAAGCGACGTTTTGTTATTGGCTGCCGACAATCGTTCATCGGCGCTGACGATGCGCACGGGCATGTAAATCCTCCATGTCAAAAATGGCCGGCGGGGCGTTGACCGGGTGCCGAAGGTTGACCCTGCCCAGCCTTGCGGAATTGGGCCGCCCCGCCGTGTTCATGCGACCCCTCGCCGATCAGAACTGACGGACTCGATCCGATAGACCGGCCTTCCCGTCTCGACCGTGCGGGCCGGAACAAACAGCTCGCGGACAGGCCGTGGCCAATTCGCGAATGCGGCTTCGGAGACGTCGAGCTTCACCTTGACGTACTCGGCAGGATCGTCGCCCCAGCCGGTGCGGATGATCTCGACCGCGTGCTTGAGCTTGTCCTGATCCCATTTCACACGCTTGGGCAGGTCCGCGACGATGACGAAGCCGTTGTCTTCGAAGCGTACCGTGCCGGTGTCTTTGTTTTCCTCGGCGCGGCGCTGATGCGCGCGCGCGCCGTATTTGCAATCGAGCGCTCGGCGAACTTTGTCCTCGATCAGCGCGAGGCTCGCCTTTTGCTCGGCGAGGTCATCCATGATGCAGGCGAGTTCCGGCGCGGTGAGTGCTGCAATCGCTTCGACGTCGAGGTGGCGGACATGCTCGGTCATTAAGGCAAGTTGGGGCACAGGCATCTCCTCAGGCGGCAAGCGCCACGCGAACGGGTGAAGGGAATTGATCGGCAGCAGGGGCGGGAGGCAGTGGGGTTGCGACCTTGCGCTCGCCCGCAACGCGGCCGAGCCGTGCTTTGACGGCGATGTAGAGAAAGTCCTCCCGGCCTATCCGTTTCTGCACCGGAATCACGAGACGTTCGCCGGCCAGCATCATGATGCGGCGGGCAACGGCATTGAGGTCTGCCCGCGCCCGCGGCCCGAGCACTTTGCCGCTCGGCACCCGGTCGTGCACAAGGTGCCCGCGGTAGTAAACGAGCCGGTCGCCCGGATTGGCATCGATCAGCCAGTCCACGAGTCCGTTCTCGTCGACCGGGACCGCGAATGGTGCGATCGGTAGGCACGGGTGGGTTTTTGCGAACCGCGGCATGGACAAGACTTTCCCGTTCGGCCGAAGCGCTGAGCCCGGCCGTGATGTTGCTTCGAAGGTGTGGTGGGTATTCGAAGCGCCTAAGCGCCGCTCATTCCCCTCTGGCTATAAGGTAGCGACCGAGGGCTCGGATTTTCCCAAGAGGTCCCCACCAAAGGAGCAAAGGATGGTGCGGCATGCTGGTGCGTCTCCGGAAATGATGTTGCCTACGAGCAGCGCCTCGCATCGGCGCTTCCTCAATTCACCTGTAGCGATCGAGAGCTCGGATTTTCCCAGGAGGTCAAGGCGAGAGCAGCTTTCGCCGCTCGACTAGGCCGAGGGCGAACATGCGGTAGCGGATTTCCCGCAGACGCCTATAGAACTCGCTCGCCGAGAGTCGCGACATGCGCTGCGCGCCCGCAAGGTTGCCGTCGGCCTCCAGGGCAGCCTCGGCAACCAAGCGCAACTCGGCTGGCAGCTTCACAACGAATCGGATCAACGAGAGCTTGTCGAGAATGTCGGCCTCGCTCGGCGCGCCTTCATGCGCAATCGTCTCACCGAGCGTTGCAGCCTCCTCTTCTCGCAGGACGATTTCCAATGCAGGCTGATCCAACGGGATGGCATCGATCCTGCGGGCGGCGGCGAGCGCATCGGCAACGACCTGGGCAGCTTGTCGCGCGACGCGATGTACAAATGGGCTCCAAGGCCCGCGGGCGGGGTCGAAGAAACGGCGCCGTTCGAGGAGCGCCAGCAGAATCTCCTGCTCGGCATCCTCCCGTTCGGCCGATGACAGTTTGAGCGTTCGGGCGACGCGGCGGGCCTGGTAGGCCGCAACCCCCATCAGGATGCGCAGTTCGTGTTGGTCGAGGGGTCGCTCCGAGCCCGGTGCCAGGGGGTGGATGGGAAGATTGGTCATTTTTTCCTCCTATTCCGCGCCTGCGATTGGGATCCGGCTTCCAATTCCTCGATGAAGGCCAGCACCTTGTCGGCGGTGGCGAGGGTAGGCGATCGTCCACGCCGCAGATTGAGGATAAAGGCCGCATCCCCAACGGCTTGTCGGCCGAATTCAGTAGGCTTGAAGCCCGAGGCCTTGAGGAACGCCTCCACCCGCGCGGTGAAATGTTCACTAAATGTTCTTGCCATAGGAGGGATAAAAGCGATATGCAGATCACTCGTCAATGAAAAGAAATTGGCAATTTCCAACATGGTGGATTCAAGGAGTTACCCCATGGACCTCGATCCGATCCGACTGAAGGTCCTTGAACTGATCGAGCGCGCTGGCACCGATCTGAAGAAGGCCTCGCTGGCGTGCGGCAAGAACGCAGCCTACGTGCACCAGTTTATTTATCGCGGCACGCCGAAGGTCCTGCCCGAGGACGTGCGCGAAGCGCTGGCCAAGCATCTCGGTGTGCATGATCGCGCGTTGCGCCATCCCGAGATCCCTCAGCGCAAGCCGGCATCGCGCCATGAGAACGAGGACGACGATCAGACCGACGGAGACGCTCGCAAGCGTCCGCGGCGATCAGCGGTCGGTTTCTCGCCGATCACCGAGATCGATGTCCGGGCATCGGCTGGACCGGGCGCGTTTCATGAGGGGATCGAGGAGGCCAAGACCACCTGGCTGTTCCCCGATGACGTGATCCGTCACGAGTTCCGCGCCCGACCGGAGGATCTGCACATCGTCACGATCGATGGCGACTCGATGGAGCCCATGCTGTCGAGCGGCGATCGCATCATGGTCGACACCAGCCGGCGCGTACCGGCGCCGCCCGGTATCTTCGTGATCTGGGACGGTATGGGCATCATAGCCAAGCGCATCGAGCACGTGCCGCATTCGGACCCGACCAAGGTGATCATCAAGTCGCTCAACCCCGAATATCAGACCTATGAGCGCAACGCCGAGGAAGTGAACATCATCGGCCGTGTTGTGTGGGCGTCGAAGCGGCTGTGAGCAATCCGATGACACCCGACGAAATTCTCCGCGATAAGCTGCGCAAGATCGAAGCCCTGTTTGCCGGTGCTGCCACACCCGGCGAGAAGGCCGCAGCCGGAGCTGCCGCAGAACGGATTCGCCAGCGTCTCGGGCAAGCGGCGGGCAAGGAGAAATCGGTTGAGCTGAAGTTCTCGATTCCCGATGTCTGGTCGCGGCAACTGTTCATCGCGCTATGCCGCCGCTACGGCCTGCGACCGTACCGCCATCCGCGCATGCACCGCCAATCCATCATGCTCACGGGACCGAAGAGCTTCATCGAGCAAGTGCTGTGGCCGGAATTCCAGGAGCTGAATTCCGCTCTGGTCGCCTATCTGTCGGAGATCACCGAGAAGGTCATTCGCGAGGAGGTTCACCGCGAGACCGGCGACGCCGAGGAACTCGACGAGCCGCCGAAGATCGGACGATAAAGTTACAGCTGTCAGCCATTGAAATAGAACGAAAATGTCTCGTGCCATCATTCGAGGAAAGAACCGGCGGCGTCATGAAGTAGATTTTGGCGACTCTCCTCTGCGCGTCGAGGTACACGCCAGCGAGGAGACCGTGGAGATCTTCGTTGAGGCCGATTTCGAGACGCTTCCGAAAGGAAGGCGGCGCTTCGCACTGATCAACGTCCCCCGTCACCTGTTCAGCGAAGCGACCGGCCAGGCGGCACGACGCGCCGCGAAGAAGGATCGATGATGTCCTGGCTTTCCACCGCCAAGTGGGTCGGGACCGTCGCCGGCGTGTCCGGCGCCCTTATGATCGCGTTCAACCTTGGAATTGTGGCGCACGGGTTCGCGCTGTTCCTTGTGTCGTCCTTGCTATGGGGTGCGGTTGGTCTCGCCATGCGGGAACCAACCCTGGTTCTTCTTCAGGCGACCTTCACGGTGATTAACCTGATCGGTCTCTGGCGTTGGACCAGTGTTTGAGTTCGTGTGTCCAACGGGAATGGGATCACGCATGATGGAATTCTGGACCGGTCCCGAAGCGATTCCGAGGCGACCCGGCGCTTATGTGCTCGCAATCGAACTGTATCGGCCGATCGCATTGGCCTTGTCCAACAGGCCGCCAGCATCGCTTGCCCGAGGCTGCTATCTCTATTGCGGCTCTGCGAAAGGGCCAGGCGGCCTACGTGCACGCATAGGGCGCCACATGCGTCGCGGCAAGCCAATACGCTGGCACGTCGACAATCTGACCGAAGCCGGCCGCGTGCTGGGCGTCTGGACAATTGTGGGGGGCCACGAATGTCAGTTGGCCGGGTCGCTCGCACACCTGCCTATACCGATCGAAGGATTCGGCAGCAGTGACTGCCGCAATTGCGGCAGCCATCTGCTGCGCTGGCCGGGAAACTCCTCGACGCTCTTGCGTCGCGGCATTGATTCGATCCTTACAAAGCCAGCTCGTTCTGCGGGTATCGGCCCTGCTGGTCGCCACGCGCGGGTCGTGCGGTTGGAACCGAAGCTTTCACAATGAGCATGCACAGCCTTTACAATGTGATTCTTACGGCGCTGCTGCTGGTCGCGACCGCGGTGCTGGCCGAAGGCACGCATATCACGGGAATTGCCTCCGTCATCGACGGCGACACCATCGAGATCCGCGGCCAACGCATTCGCCTGTTGGGCATCGACGCGCCCGAGAGCAGCCAGCTTTGTGTACGACCCAACGGTGAGCGCTGGCGGTGTGGGCAACGGGCGAGTTTCGCGCAGGCCGACCGAATTGGACGAGCAATTATCCGCTGCGAACAGCGCGACATCGACCGCTCTGGTCGCGTGGTTGCCGTCTGCTTCAAGGGCGCCGAGGATCTGGATCGCTGGATGGTCGCCAATGGCCGAACCGTGGCATTCAGGCGCTATTTTTTTGATTATATCTCCGACGAATACGCTGTCCGGCAAAAATGGGCTAATATCTGGTCGGGCAACTTCGAAATGCCCTGGGATTGGCGCGCGCTGCACTGAAACCGATGATCTTACAGGGCGAGGGCCACACCGTGATGACGACACGAAAACAGCATGAAATCTGGGTCGAACAGTGCGAAGCGGCTCGAAAGCTCGAAGAGCGCTATGGGCTCAAAGCTGCTTTTGACTATATCGTCGGCGAAAAACTCATCAATTATGCCGAGGCGGCCTCGCGGTATCCGCAATTCGCAAGCGCGCTTCCGCAGTTCGTGTCGGAGGTCAGGCGCATGTTCACTCCGGAGGAGATGCACACGAACCTCATACGGCTTGAGCGTGAGCTCAGCGAAAAGGTCGACGACGAGGAAGATGAATCTTATCCCGAAAGTGCGACCGCGGTAGCTGAGCGAACCCGGCGTTTCACGATTATCAAAGAGCTTCTAACGGTGGATAAACTCGGTACGTCGTGAATGCGCCCCATGGGATAGAGCGCCAAGCAAGAATCGTTGACGTGACCATCGACATGAAGCCGCAACCGGAGCCATCGACGCAGGAAGTCCTGGCGGGTCTCGTTGAGCGCGTCACTTATCACAATGCCGAGAACGGTTTCTGCGTCCTGCGCGCCAAGGCGAGGGGTCACCGCGATGTCGTAACCGTGGTCGGGCATTCAGCGACGATCGCGGCGGGCGAGTGGATCACGGCGTCCGGCGAATGGGTCAACGACCGGACCCATGGCCAACAGTTCAAGGCGCGGTTCCTGCGCACGTCGCCGCCGACGTCGGCCGACGGCATCGAGAAATACCTCGCCTCCGGCATGATCCGGGGCGTGGGGCCGGTCTACGCCAAGAAGCTGGTATGCGCCTTCGGCGACAAGGTGTTCGACATCATCGAGGCGACGTCGGACCGGCTGCGCGAGGTCGACGGCATCGGGCCGGTGCGCGCGGCCAGCATTCTTGCCGCCTGGGCGGAACAGAAGGCCGTGCGGGAAATCATGGTGTTCCTGCACAGCCATGGGGTTGGCACAGCGCGCGCGGTGCGGATCTTCAAGACCTACGGTTCCGACGCCATCCAGGTCATGACCGAGAATCCGTACCGGCTGGCGCGCGACATTCGCGGCATCGGCTTCAAGACCGCCGACGCCATTGCCATGAAGCTCGGCATCGAGAAGACCGCGACGATCCGGGTGCGGGCTGGGATTTCCTATGCGCTGACCGAGGCGATGGACGAGGGGCATTGCGGTCTGCCGACCGACGAACTGGTGCCGCTCGCCGAGAAGCTCTTGGAGGTGCCCCAGGAACTCGTCCGCACCGCCCTCGATCTCGAGCTCCACGAGGGAAGTGTGATCGCCGAGCGGGTTGGCGACACGCCCTGCGTATTCCTGGCAGGCCTACATCGCGCGGAACGCACCATCGCCGACCGGCTGGTGCGGCTCGCCAATGGCACGCTGCCGTGGCCCTGGATCGATCCGGACAGGGCCCTGCCGTGGGTCGAAAAGCATATCGGCCTGACCCTGGCCGAGAGCCAGGTCGCTGCGATTAGGCTCGCGCTGATGTCCAAGGTGCTGGTCATGACCGGCGGACCCGGCGTCGGCAAAACCACCATCGTCAAAGCCATCCTCCGTGTTCTCGCGGCGAAGGGTACCGACATTCTGCTGTGCGCGCCGACCGGCCGTGCCGCCAAGCGCATGACCGAGGCGACCGGGTTTGAGGCCAAGACCATCCACCGGCTGCTGGAGGTCGACCCCAAGGGCGGCGGCTTCAAACGCGACGACGACAACCCACTCGACTGTGACCTGCTGGTCGTCGACGAAACGTCGATGGTCGACGTCATGCTGATGCAATCCCTTATGAAGGCGATACCGGACAGGGCCGCCCTTCTGATCGTCGGCGACATCGATCAGCTGCCCTCCGTGGGCCCTGGTCAGGTGCTCGCCGACATCATTTCGTCCGGCGCCGTTCCGGTGGTGCGTCTCACCGAAGTGTTCCGGCAGGCGGCGCAAAGCCGCATCATCACCAACGCCCACCGCATCAACCAGGGCTCGATCCCCGATCTCAGCCCACCGGAGAACCAGAGCGATTTCTATTTCGTGCAGGCCGATGATCCGGAGACAGCCGTCGCCCGCATCATCGAATTGGTGAAGACGCGAATTCCTAAGCGGTTTGGCCTCGATCCGATCCGCGACATCCAGGTGCTGTGCCCGATGAATCGCGGCGGTGTAGGCGCACGGTCGCTGAACATCGAGCTGCAGGCCGCGCTCAATCCCGCCGGCGATCGCAAGGTCGAGCGGTTCGGTTGGACCTTTGCCCCCGGCGACAAAGTCATGCAGATCGAGAACGACTACGACAAGGAGGTCTATAACGGCGATATCGGCACGATCAATGACGTGGACGCCAATTCAGGCGAGTTGATCGCCAGTTTTGATGGCCGCTCCGTCACCTACGGCTTCGGCGAGCTCGATATGCTGGTGCCCGCGTACGCGGCGACCATTCACAAAAGCCAGGGCTCCGAATACCCAGCCGTGGTGATCCCGGTGCTCATCCAGCATTACGCCATGCTGCAGCGGAACCTGCTCTACACCGGCGTCACGCGGGGCAAGAAACTGGCCGTGCTGGTCGGGCAGAAGAAGGCGGTCGCCATCGCGGTGCGCAACGTCTCGGGCCGGCGTCGGTGGTCGAAATTGGCGGAATGGCTGCGTCCCGGTCCAGCGGTCACCCAGCGCGCTGTCATGACGGGCTGACAATGGTCGCCGAGAATTTTCTGCAGGACCTCCGGGTCCGGGAATGGCTCAATGGCGTCGAGCCAGCCTGGACCTTGCTGACGTTCGACAGTCTGCACGCGCTGCGAGAGCAGCGATCAATGCGCGAAGGACCGATCAGGTTCGCCACCAACTTGACCGCCGATGACATCGAAGCGTCCGCCGCCGCGCGCAATGCGCTCATATTGATAAGGCGCGCAATCGAGACGGCCGGGTTCCCCGTCACTACAACCGGCAACCTCACTCGCGCCGTCGTCGCCGAGATGTGCAAGCTGATCGATTGGCCGGATTATGATCAGGCCGAGGCCTTCCGCTTCAGCAAGGTCATCAACGAGCCCGACTTCATGCCACTCCACATTGTCCGGCTCCTCTGTGAGGCGGCGGGCCTTGTGACGATCAAGCGAGGCAAACTGGTTGCGACCTCTCTCGGCAATCAATTTTTCTCCGGGCCGATGCAGGGCGAATTGATAGCGACGTTGGCCGCGACGATCTTCTGGAGAATCGATTTGAGATATTTCGTCAGGGGCCTACTCGGCTCATGGCCGCAGGACCATATCGGCATCGCGCTGTGGTCGCTGTCGGTTTGTGGGGAGGGTTGGCAGTTATCTGAAAAGCTCACACGGGTCTGCACGATCCCCAAACCGGATATGCTCGGCGGGAGTTGGGACCGGACCGAGTTTTTTTCGAGGGCCGGGTCCTGCGGCCGTTACTTTGGCTCGGTCTGTTCGATCATCGGCTAGAAAAAATCCCAAATACCCGTTTTGGCGAGCGTCATTTCTATCGCAAGACGAGGTTGTTCGATCGGCTGCTGACGTTCAATGTTGAAATAGAACGGCCACCGAGCTCCCGGCACTAAAAATCTATCTCGGCAATCAGAACCCCGCGATGATCTTCGGTCGGATCGAATCGCGGCGTAGGGGACCTCTTGGCAAAGTTCGGGGCTTCGACCGCTACTAAGGAAGGGAGCAAGCAGCCAAAGGCTCCCACCCCATGTACAACGGTATCGATCCTGGCCGGCTTTCCGCGTCCGAGCGCCTGGCCGAACTCACCGAAATCCTGGCGACCGGCCTCATGCGTCTCCGCGCCCGACAGTCAACTCCTTTATCTCGCGACCTCGGAGAGAGTTTGCTCGACTGTGCCGGCCACCAGAGCAGTCATGCCGACGGTCTCAAGTTGCATGGAGGCTCATATTGACCGACACCGTGCTGGCCCAACTGGCCGCCCTGAAAACCGCGCCCATCGGCGCGTTGAAGGACAAATGGCGCGAACTATTCGAGAGCGAACCGCCACCTTATAACCGCCGCTTCCTCGAACACCGGCTCGCGCACCGAATCCAGGAACTGGCCTACGGCGGCCTGAAACCCGAAACGCTGAAGCGCCTGCGCGACCTCGCCGAAGAGCTGGACGGCGGCGACCCGAAACGACGCCGGCAGCCCGCGAAGGATCGCCCGATCGCCGGCACCCGGCTCATCCGCGAGTACCAGGGCGTCGAGCACTGCGTCACGGTGCGCGACAGCGACTTCGAGTATCAGGGCCGGCCGTACAAATCGCTGTCGGCTATCGCGCGGGCCATCACCGGCACGCGATGGAACGGCCTGACCTTCTTTGGCTTGAAAAATCAGCGGGCAGCACGATGAAGAAGCCGATCATCCGGAAGCTCCGTTGCGCGGTCTACACCCGCAAATCAAGCGAAGAAGGCCTGGAGCAGGAGTTCAATTCGCTCGATGCGCAGCGCGAGGCTTGCGAGGCCTACATCGCGAGCCAGAAGCCAGAAGGTTGGACGCTTGTCCCCGATCGCTATGATGACGGCGGGATCTCGGGGGCTACACTGGAACGTCCCGCGCTGCAGCGGCTGCTGGCAGACATCGAAGCGCGGCGCGTCGACGTGGTGGTCGTCTACAAGATCGACCGGCTCAGCCGTGCCCTGATGGATTTCGCCAAGCTGGTCGAGGTGTTCGACCGCAACAACGTCACCTTCGTCAGCGTGACGCAGTCGTTCAACACCACCACCTCGATGGGTCGCCTCACGCTGAACATCCTGCTCTCCTTCGCGCAATTCGAGCGCGAGGTCATCGGCGAGCGCATCCGCGACAAGTTTGCCGCCTCCCGCAAAAAGGGCATGTGGATGGGCGGTTTCGTGCCGCTCGGCTATGCCGTGAAGGACCGTAAGCTGATCGTGAGCGAGGTCGAGGCGAAAAAGGTCCGAATGATCTTCGAGCGCTTCGTAAAGCTCGGCTCCGCGACCGTGCTTGTGCGAGCACTGCGGGCGGAAGGCATCACCGGAAAGCAGGGCAAGCTCGTCGACAAGGGCTACGTCTACAAGCTGCTCAACAACCGGACCTATATCGGCGAAGCGGTGCACAAGGGCGTCTCCTATCCGGGCGAGCACCAAGCCATCATCGACCGGGTCCTCTGGGATCGGGTGCACACCGTCCTGCGCGAAAGCCCGCGAAAGCGCGCTGCAAACGCGAGGGCGCAGACGCCGTCGCTGCTGAAAGGCTTGATCTTCGGCCCGACCGGCAGGGCGATGACCCCGGCTCACACCCGCAAGGGCGGCAAGCTCTACCGTTATTATGTCTCTACCGATGTGCTCAAACGCAATGCCGAGGCCTGCACCGTGCGACGCGTCCCGGCGGCCGAGATCGAGAGTGCGGTCGTCGACCAGTTGCGCGGTCTCCTGCGCACGCCAGAGATCATCGTCGGCACATGGCGCGCGGCACGGCAATCGATGGACGGAATCGACGAGGCCGACGTGCGCCAGGCCCTGCATCGGCTCGATCCGCTCTGGGACGAGCTCTTCCCCGCCGAGCAGACGCGCATTGTGCAGCTGCTCGTCGAGCGCGTCGATGTCAGCCCTGACGGCGCTGACATCCGGCTGCGGACCGAGGGGTTGACAAATCTGGTCGCCGACCTGCGTGCTGTCAGACCGGAATCTCGGAGGGCGGCGTAATGACCGAGCCCCGTTCCAGCGTCGATGCCCGCACTGTCACCGTGCGTGTTCCGATTGCAATCAGGAGGCGCGGTGGGCGGAAGCTCGTACTTGCGCCCGACGGCGCCAAGGTCACAGCCGCCCCCATCCCTCGGCATGTCGACAACGCCATGGTCAAAGCGATCGCCCGGGCGTTCCGCTGGCGCGACATGCTGGAGAGCGGCGAGTACGCGACCGTTCGTGAGATCGCTAACGCGGAGAAGATCAATGAGACCTACGTCGGTCGCGTGTTGCGGCTAACGTTACTGGCGCCGCAAATCGTCGAGGCGGTCTTGGGTGGGTCGCAGCCGGCGGGGCTGCAGTTGGACGTCCTGATGCGGCGGTTTCCGGTGGCGTGGCGGGAGCAGATCCAGGACCTTGGCTGCCAGCGCAATTCCCGATGACGAACGAGTGGCTCCAGCTTGTGGGGGATTGTAGCTTTGGTAGTTCCCCGAATCAGCAGACCGAAATAATTTGAGGTGGCAACTTCTGGCGCCGCGATGTTGCTCTCACACGGGAGAACCATCGCTGAACATGAGGGATCGCATGGTCGCAGTCGCCACCGTCCTTCCGCAAGACAACGCCGTTGCGAGGTCATCAGCCTCATTAAGCCGAGTCGAGTTACTTACACGCTATCGTCGATTCCGGGAAATCGGCAGGCAACATCACACCGCATTGCTGAAATTCCTATCCAAAGACGCCATCATTTCTCAGGCGCGTCGTCTGGGTCTCGCTCAGGGGAAGATGCTAGTTCTCGACAGCATCGACGACTTGAATCTGGTATTCGACCTTTTGATCTACACAGCACCGAAGGACCGGTCTCGCGCTATTGATCGTTATGCCAGATCCGCACAGTCTGCGCTCGACACAGATGAGGTGTTTGTTCTTGAGGCCATGCAGCAAGCACGCTTCGCAATCCTTGCTCGCGCGCGGCGACACCCTGTAGCTGGGCTACTTGTCAAAGACGTATTTCGCGGTGATGATTATTGGTTGGTCGATGAAGCGCTTGAGAGTTCGTTGCTGGACGAGGCGATGCTGGCCACGCGGCTCTATAGCCTCGATGACTTTACCATGACGGCCGGTGTAATCGTGCCGCTTGACATGGAACTCATTGAGGATGCGATTGTTGAAACACCGCAATTGCTCCGTAAGATGCCGAAGGAGGCAATCGACGACCGGCGTTTTGCGGAAGCAATCTATCGTGCTGCAGTTGTGAGTGGCATCATGGATCAGGTTGGCTACCAAGACACGATTGCGGAAGCCAGCTGACATCGGCCTATTATTAGGGTCCAGACTCATAAATCGTAGCTGACTGACTCTCAGTTTTCGACGATCCGGAAGCGGAGAGCCCGTGGTGACGTGCGTTTTCTCCGGTTCGACCACGCGATTATTCTCTGACCGGTCCTAAGGCTGAGGACACTGGACCGAGGAGGTGGCAGGTGGCATCGTCGTGCAATCGATCACGATGAAGATGGAGAGCCGATGGCGAAACGCCCCGCTCACCCGACGCCGACCGCTACCGACGAAGAGGTCCGCACCTTGCTTGAACGCTACCGCTGCCCGGTGCCGTTTCACGAGGTGCGCACGCGGTTCCTCGGCAACATCGCGACGCCGGTCATGGCGGCTTCGCCGATCAAGATGGTAGAGGGCCTATGGGGCGGCGAGTTGCCGGCCTTCGATTCGATCGACGCGGCGAACGAGTTGATTGGCGCACTTGTCATGGGCCTATGGAACCGGTTGACGCGCCACCAGGAACGAAACACACCCTTTCGCTTGACCCGTATCGATGTAGCCAGCACACGGGAAGGGCTTGCCACTCTGACGCTGATCCGTCGTCAGGAACTCGATGGCTTTATCGAAGGGCTGTTTGGCGCTCAGGAGTCCGTCGATCTTCCCGAACGTGCTCATCGTGGTCTGGACGTACTCGGCGAGATGCGAGCCCTGATCGTAGGAGTGCTCGATGTGTCTACGGATGGGAACAAGTCGGCGACCGTCGGTGACATTGAGGGCACGCTCCGGCACATGCGGGAGATGACACGGATCGCGGAGCACGAAATGCACGCAGTCGTCCTCTCCTGCAAGCGCGCGCGGCGGCAGGTGCTCGCGGCGTTGCCGGCAAAGAAATCGAGCATTCATTAG